TTACTTTGGTGTTTTCGTTTTCCATACCCATATCTTTCTATTAAATGGACTCAGACCAAATAGGAATGAATCTTCCGTCTTCTGTCTTCGTATAAGTCAGTATACCATCTCCCATACGTCTTGTCAATTCCTGACGGCTAGGGGTTATATCATTAGTAATTAACTTATCATTTCTTGGTCTACCCATGTGGTAGGTAGCTAGTATATCACGAATCTCTTTTACCTGTGATTCTGAATAGTATGACCTTACCTGCCATCCAGTTTCCCCGCCTTTTTGAGATCCAGTAGGATGAGGTATAATTCCACGCTTCATTAAGCTAGGCATATATTTTTTATGACGATTTATAAGCTCTGCTGTTTGGCCAACAGTGTAGGCTCTTTGCCTGTTTTTCTTAAAGTCTGAGATTAAGCAACTTTCAATTCTATCTTTTACAATATTATAAACTGACATGATCCCATTAGATTTGTTTAAGTGGTGAACCCTAACAAGCTGACCGTTTAAGAACCAAACTTTTTTATTTCCTGGTATAACTGGAAGAGCGTTATACTCTGCCATATCTACCTGGCCGTGTCTTTTAGTCATTACTAGTTTGGAATACCGATTGCAATTATATGAACTTTTACGGCAAGCTGACCCGCACTGTTAAATCGAACAATTCCATTTACTGCTGAGTTGGTAACACTTGAGATAACTACAGAGACATCTTTTCCAGAAGATGTTCCTTCAATAAGAACTGGGGTAGCTGTTACAATTGGCGGATACTTATACTCACCCTTAAAAGAATATGAGAAAGCTTGATCTGTTTCTGCCGTAACATTTGTTAGTGTTGGATAGACGACGTGTTCTCCAGCAACCACTTTTGTATCTGTAAGAAGTGTACTCTGACGTCCTTCTGGGGTATCAATAGATGCATACTTGTATTTTGCAGAAGAAATTTGAGAAGATAGATCGTTAATTGCTTCAACTATTTGATATACATAGTTTACGTCTAGAGGCTGTCCTCTATCTGGTGTTGGTATTCTGGCCATAGCTAATTATACCACTTATCTAGCTATTTTGCAATGGATCATTGGTAAAGCCCAATATCGATGCTACTTCTTCTTCCGTCAAGCCAAGCGCTGCCAATTTGGCAAGTGCCGATTGACGTAATGCAGCTTTTTCTGCCCGCTCTATCTCTAGAACTTCTTGTTCCGCTAGGTCGGCTAAGTAAGCTGTATATTCCTCGTCCGTCATTTCACGAACTAAGCTATCGATTTGAATATTTGGTTTGGTCATTATGTTTTCCTGTATCCGTAAACATTTACTGTTCCACCAGTTAAAGTCCCGCCAGAATTAGGAGAAATGGTAAAACCAGTTGACGAATTACTGTCAAGTATGTAGCCAGTGTAATTACCAGCAGCAACGTTTGTATAAAAGGATGAGGAAACTCTTGTACTGCGAGCTAAAAAAGGATTATAAACATCCGTAATCATTTCTGAACCAAAACCAATCTGGTTGAAGCGGGAAACGTTATTATCCCAAAGCGAAGAAACGCCACCAGTTGAAAACAAGGTCTGTATACCACCACCGTAGTAAGAAGCTGTTGAGTTATTAAACTGAAGTCTTAGAGAGACTACTGACGAGCTGGAAGACCCCTGAACCATGATTCGATAATGGTCATAAGTTGAATTAAATACGTTTGACACAATGACGCTTGTAGTTGCAGTTCCGATTGTTTCTGTTCTAATAAGTTCTAGACCTGGAGCAGGTTGAGTAATCCATTGAGTAGCATAATCTGTAGTGCCCGACTTGGCTAATACTTGACCAGCTGTGCCACCAGTTGGCAAAAGAGTAGAGTAAGGCAGTGCCGTCCAGGTTGCGGGTGTGGTGCCAACAAGGACTCTGCCAACTTTATATTTACCAGTATCGGTTTCGTATCCAATTTCCCCAACCGCTAGTGACGGATTAACTGAAGTCCAGTTAGCAGCAGTGTCTCTTCTAAATTGTATTAGATATTTTACACTCATGCACTACCGCCATCAAGACTTGCTTCTATTGCAAATTCTTCTGTAGATATCTCAAGGGTATCGTTTTTAGTTTTTTCTATTCCTGCTAGCTGTATTGCTATTCTCATATCTGTAATTCCAGCACCAGTTGGTTTTAAAAAACTGTATGAGTGCGTTGAAGATGAGCCATGATAAAAGTAGGAGCCCCAAGTTCCGCTAGTCCCAAGACTAATAAAAATATCGTATGATGATGCATTATTGGTAGTTTCCCAATCTATAATAATGGTTGTTGGAGTAACCACAACACTAGAAGTTACGTCTCTAATAAGGCTTTCAAACTCTTCCGTTTCTTCATTCCAAACCCTTGTTGCATCTAGGGTATAAATTGGAGACCAGTGAGAGGTTCTATTTTTATCTTCCGAAATAATTCGATATCTAATTAGATATTCTCCATTTGGTGTTAATGGAGGTAGTTCTTTTTTTGTAATAGTTACTTTTTTAACTGACATTTCCAGTATCCAAATCTACATCTAGTGCAAATCGAAACTCTACTAGGTTTGCAGTATTAGAAACCTTTACGATAGGTAAAAGATCTGCAGTTTTCACTACAGAATATCCAGTTAAACCATACAAAGGATTAACTGAAGAAATGTTTTCCAGTCTAATTGCGTCAAGTGCTACGTAGTAGTTTGGGGTTGGAGTTCCTCCCGCACCTAAAACCGAAACCCATACTTTAACAACGTTAACAGAATTCCAGGTAAAGGCTGGGCTTTTAATTAATTCCCCAAGTTTTTTAGTTACAACGATATATCTATTAGTTGCAAAATTATATCCACCTACTCCACTTGTTAGATCTACTTGGAACTGAGCATAATTTGTTGCATCCTCAGCGTCATTGTCTGCAAACTCAACTAAAATTTTTACCCTAGTTGGATTAACAAGATTGCCCGCAGTAGTTGCATCTTTATTGACAATAGAAAAGGCAAGTTTTAGCTCATCATTATCTGAATTTTTATTAAAGTCGATGCTTGCTGCAGAAAGATGGATGTGTTCGCTTCCAGAACTAGCAGCCATTTTTGATTGACCAGAGGCTATTGACAGGGTTGAAGTATTTCCAGCCATAAAAATTGTGTTATTTAAATATCTACAAGACTCATATCTGTTTAACCTATTAACGTCTAGCAGTGTTTTATTATCTGCATTGGTTTGAAAAATTGGAGAAACTTGATTAATTATTGCTTCATCCCCTGGGGCAGTGCCTGTAGCCAATGGACCATTTATTGTTTCTACCGATGTCACGGCTGTTGCTGTGTGTCGTTCCCAGTTTTCTGTTGTTGAAAACGAGTATACAGTCTTGCTGTCATATGCTCCAGCAGTTGGATTTGACGCAGCAGAGTAGACCCCGATCTCTGTAATTTCATATCTTTCGACAGTTGGTAGTTCTGCTGTTAAAACAATTTTAGACGATCCGTTTTCGTTTACGTATCCCCTAGAGCTAATTGGAACACGAAACATTTCAAAGTCCAAGTTCTTTTTATTTAAGATGTCTTGGAATTCTAGCACTGTAAGTTCGTCGTCTATTGCGTTAGGTCTTGATCCACAGCCAATAGCAATGTGAGTTGCGTAAGCTGGAGACTGACCAATAAGATATTTAGCCAATAGGTTTTTGCCAACGTTTGTAATCATGAATAATCCTCTGTATATATTGTATCATCAAAAACTTTTCCAGAAGAGACCATTTGAACCTCTACCTCATAATCAGCTTTTATGTTAGTTGTCTCAATTATAACATTTTCAGTAGCTAGGTCTATATATGCCACTAATGCTGGGAGCTCATTAGTGTCTTGCTGTATGTGGTTTTCTAGCTTAATTGCAAAATTCTTAAAGTATGAATCTGCAGAATCTGGCAATTTTATCATGTTTTGTGGGTTATAATCAATTGCTAACTGAGAAACGTTTTTTAATGGCCTATAGATTATATTCTGTCCATTAACTGTATCGTGTCTTACAAGGTTAATTAACTCTAGACCGCCAATTTTTTCTAGTGTTAATTTAAGAATTAAGTCTATCGGTACATCGTTTGGATCAATTAAAACAACGTCTGGGGTTGCGTATTTTACTGGCTCCACGGCTATAGTGGGAAGTGGAACTGGCATTCTGGCAATAGCTTCTTGTCTGGCTCGCTCTATTGCTGCTAGCCTTTCTTGTTCGAGTCTAGCCAGTCTTTCTTGTTCTAGCTTGGCCAGCCTATCTCTTTCAAGCTGGGCCAGTCTTTCTTGTTCTAGTCTGGCTATTCTGTCTCTCTCGAGCTGTGCTGCCCTGTCTAGAGCTGCCTGGTCTACTGCTGGGGCAGCTGGTCGTGCTGGTGCTGCAGGAGCAGCTGGTGCAGCAGGGGCTGGCTTAAAAGCTGGAGCCTTAAGCCAAGCTTCCAAAGCATCTGCACTCCTCGGACCATTTTTAAGGATCCACTGCTTTCTTTCATACTCAGCCATCT